TCAAACGCCTGACCCAGCTTTTCCAAGGCCCTAAGGCTATAGTCCATAGTAGTGATATTAAGACTGTTGCGATTATGATGCCAGTCCCCCATAAAAATTCCTGTATCACATCCTTCCTCCTTAGCTTTGGCAATATACCAGTCCACAAAGTCTTCGCAGTCTTTGTTATGAACGCTACTGTTTGACTTTAATCCAAAGTGGATGTCTGTGAAACAGGCAACTTTTTTAAACAAATTACTCACTAGCAGTATCCTCGTTATGTCTTTTAAGTGCGGCCTCGTGTTCTCCAGCGCCAGTTCTACTGTAACTAGGATTCATACCGTTGATTTCTAAAATGTCATCGCGTATATTTTGATTACGTTTTTCAATATTAATAACACGAACAAAACTGTTGGTAACAGCCGCAGTAAAGTAGGCAAACGGATTGTCCGATTTGCTTTCGTCAAATTGTAATCCAATTTGTGTTAATTGCAAAATAGCTTGGCCTTTCATTTCGTCATTATATGTGTAGCCACGAACGTTACCGCGAGTAGCATACCTCTCACATAATTTTAACATCATTCTTGCTAATGTTGGAGTAATTTGGCCCGCATCTTTGTCAAAGTGTCCTGTTTCTAGATCACCCTTCCAGTGACTTTTTCCAACACATACTAGTGCGCCCTCGTCATTGAATTTCCAGTGCTGAAATGGAGGAAAATTTACTTTGTCTCTGTGATCTGCAAGAGTTTTTGGATTCTTTTTTCTAATGCCGTTCAGCGGAATATGATCGTAGGACATTACTCTAAACACTAGATCAGTTTTGGCTATTTTCTTGTAATCGACTTCGCAGTCTGCTTGTTTAACTTTTTCGCCAAGGGCTTTTCTGCGTTGATATTCAGCATCTCCTTGTCGCTTGGCCTGATTACGTTTGGCTTCTGCAATAGTTCGAATATTAATTTTATCAGTACTAGGTACAATTAAGTCGTATTGATGATATTCGGGTTTGATAAAACTGCAATATGATGTCTTGCTTCTATGTATTTCTAACAACATATCCTTGTTGTTTAGGTAATTAACCTTAGGTGCTCTTGGTATTAATGTCATTAATCGTTCTCCGGATGTTATATTATAAACTACGCACTTATTAAAGTCAAATAAATAGAGTATCAAAAGGAAAACTATTTTATGGCTTTAGACTTAGTATCAACGTTAGGCGCCGCCCAAAATGCAATAGGTGCAGTCGGCGGCGCAATCAGCACAGCAAGTAGACTGGGTGATGCCATAAGCAAGGGTTTTGAAGATGGCGATGTACTAAGTGCGCTTCGAGCAATTGACTTGCCTTCTGCAGGCGAAGCAGTTGGAGATTTAATGAGCGCAGTTGCTAGCTTTGGAGGTGATGCAAACTCCAACGATTGGCGTGTCAGGCTTAGCCTTGCCAACTGGAGTAGTTTTAGAACAAGTCCAGTTCTTGCGCCATTAAAAGATGCAGGTGGTTTAATTTTTCCGTATACTCCAACAATTAGTATGTCTAGTAAAGCTACATATAACCCAATACAAACTACGCACTCAAACTATACATTTAGATCTTATCAAAATAGTGATCCTGGCGAGATTAGTATCACAGCTCCGATGAACGTAGAAGATCCAACACAAGGATTGTACTGGATTGCTGCCGTGCATTATTTACGTAGTCTTACCAAAATGTTCACAGGAAATGATCCTAAGGCAGGCAACCCTCCACCGATTATTTTCTTAAATGGCTATGGCAATTATGTTTTTAAAAATGTTCCTTGCGTAGTTACAAGTTTTTCAACAACTTTAAATAAAGATTGTGATTACATTGGAGTAAATGTTGTTGGCAGTGCCGCTGGAGCAGTTGAAGGAGTAGCAGAAGGAATTGGTGGCCTTGCTGGCGCAGTTGGCGGAGCATTAGGCGGTTCCATTCCTGGGCTAACTGGTATTACAGATGCGGTAAGTAACATTGCAGGCGGCGTTGGCCAAGTAGCAGGCTTACTAGGAACATTTGGTATCGGTGGAACAACTAGTGGTGGAGTTAGTCATGTTCCAACTAAAAGTGAATTCGTAATTAAACTACAACCGATCTACAGTAGAAATTCTGTACGTAACTTTAGTTTAGATAGATTTGTTGCTGGCGGCTACCTTAATAATTCTTTTGGATGGGTCTAACATGGCAACATATTCGAATACAAGTCCTTACTTTACAACGCAAACACGTAACAACTATTTAGATACACTGGCTATTCGACCCGTCAGTTCAGAGCCAGACGACTTTTTGTATTCAATTCAATCGCAATATATGTACCGTCCAGATTTACTTGCCTACGACTTATATGGCGAGCCTGGACTATGGTGGGTTTTTATTCAGCGTAATTTAGATATACTACGAGATCCTATTTTAGATTTTGTACCAGGAACAAAAATTTATATTCCAAAGAGTAGCGGTTTAAAATCAGTATTAGGATTATAATATGAGTTTTGATATTAGTGGTGCAATAAATTCTGCAACTACTGCGGTTAACGCCGCAAAGTCAGCAGTATCATTTATTTCTAAAGGTCCAGTAGCGGCACTTGGTGCGCTGGGGCTTGGATCAATAGGTGACAGCATTACTGGGTTACTTGGATCCCTTACTGCACCTTTTAAGACAACCGGTCTTAAATTACCTTTAAAAAATCCATTGTTTAACTATGCCAGTTACGATTACGTACTAGGCATTGGTTGTCTTACAGATTACGAACTTAATCATCCAGACACTACATATCAAGCAGGTAAGAAATTTCCACTGATTGCTAAAAACGCTAACATAGATCCTTCTAATCGAGTAGAAACAATCTATGGTAAGTTTGATTTCTATATAGACAATTTAGAAATGAAAAGTTTAATTGGATTTTTACCTGGATTAGGAAATACAAACGTTACTAACATGTCTTTTACTATAACAGAACCATACAGTATGGGAATGTTTATTATTGCTTGTCAGACAATTGCACAAAAATTAGGACACGATAATTGGAGAGAAGCACCATTTATTTTAACTATAGATTTTAGAGGCAACAAAGAAAACGGCCAGATGGATATCATTAAAGGTTGTAGTCGTCGTATTCCTTTTGCATTTACAAATCTTAGTATGAAAGTTACAGAGGCTGGCAGTGTATACACTTGCGAAGCAATGCCGTACAACCAAGCGGCAACATTAGATGTTAACGCTTTGTTTAAGAAAGATGTTGCAACAAGTGGAACAACGGTACAAGAGATTTTACAAACAGGATCTAATAGTTTACAAGCCGCATTGAATCGTAGATCCCAAGAGCTAGTAACACAAGGTACTATTAAAATTCCAGACGAATACTTAATATTATTTCCTGTTGATCCTTCTTCACAGGCAACACCTGCTAGCGGTTCAACTAATAACGAAGAAGAATCTAGTGCTACTATTTCATCAAGCGTGTCAGCAGACAAGTTAAATGATTTATTTGGATCGCTTGGCGTTTCTAGAAGTACACTTAATCAAACTCTTATTCAGCAATCAGACGCTTGCAATGCTCTTGGTAGAGCAAGTTTAGGATTTGACGAAGATCGCAGAGGTGATCCTACGACAGGTAAAGATAATGTGCTTTATGATAAAACTGGTCGTTTCAACAGAAATAAAGCAGGCATTGATATTAAAGAAAGTGAAATGCGTTTCACTCAAGACACTAGCATACCAGCCGCTATTAATCAAATATTGTTGTTAAGTGATTTTGCTAAAGAAGCATTAGATCCTGCAAATTTAAGCGACGAAGGTTATCGAGGTTGGTGGAGAATTGATTGCCAGGTATATAATATTTCTTCTAGCGAAAATATGGAAAGTACAGGCACAAAACCAAAGTTAATTGTTTATCGTGTTGTGCCATATAGTGTTCATGCAAGTAGAATGACCCCGCCAAACGTAAAAGCTCCCGGTTATGATAATTTAAAAAAACAAGCAGTTAAAGAATACAATTACATCTTTACTGGAAAGAATGTTGACGTTTTACGATTTGATATTACTATTAATAATGGATTTTCTGTTATTATGGGTGCAGATTCTTTACAACGAACTGCGGATAAAGTTCAAGGCGGCGCAACAGCATCGGTAGACGAACCGGATTCTAACGTGAGTCCATTACCTGATGGAAATAAACCATCAAAACAACCAGGTGCAATGCCCACTATTGTAAAATATACAGGAACTACAACCAGTTCTGACAAAGTTGGTGGCGGCGGACAAGAATCTCAAGGGCAACGTGCCGCTAAATTATTCCAAGATGCATTAACCACAAGCACAGATTTGTATGATTTAAATTTAGAAATTATAGGCGATCCTTATTTTATTCAACAAAGCGGAACAGGTAACTTTACTGCACAAGAAACAGAATATAAAAATCTTAATAGCGATGGCTCTATGAATCATCAAAATGGTGAAGTGGATATTATGATTAGTTTTAGATCTCCTATAGACATTAATCAAACCACCGGCCTGTATGCTATGGGTGCTGGCAGTAAATCGGCTCCTGTATTAGCTTATAGCGGATTGTATTGTGTTAATTCTGTTGCTAGTAAATTTTCTGGCGGAACATTTAAACAAGTATTAACAGGTTTTAGAAGACCGCAACAAGAAAAATTATTTGATGATCCACCTGACAAATTATTCAATACAAAACGTACAGAAGAACCACCAAATGACTCAGACCCAGGATATGACTCATGAGCGATACTAATCAAATTTCATCAGCACCTGCGCTATCGTCGCCCGGCCCGTATCTTGCTAGGGTAGTAAGTCATCTTGACAAAACTTATATGGGTCAACTACAAGTTGAATTATTAAGAACAGGGTCTGGTAACACACCTTCAGAAAGCTCATTACATCGTGTAAAATATATGAGCCCTTTTTACGGAGTAACTCCAGAAAGCGCCGTTGGTGTAAGTCCCGACGATTATAATGAAACACAAAAAAGTTATGGTATGTGGATGATACCGCCTGATGTAGGTACCAGGGTTATTGTTATATTTGTAGATTCTAATCCCAAAGATGGCTACTGGATTGGTTGTGTTATGGACGAAGCCGCAAACTTTATGGTGCCAGGTATTGCCGCAACACAAAAAGTAGTTGAAGATCCTGAAGCAGATAATGCAGGAAATCTTGGAAGAGTTCCTGTTGCAGAGTACAACAAAAAAGCAGACAAATCTGGTGAAGACATCGGACAAATTAGTGTAAACCCTACAAATGCTTACAAGCCAACTCATCCGTTAGCTGATGTGTTCATTGAACAAGGTTTACAATTTGATGACAGTAGAGGAATTACCACAAGCAGTGCTCGTAGAGAAATTCCTAGTATGGTGTTTGGTATTAGTACGCCAGGCCCAGTTGACAGACGCCCAGGTGCCAAGCAAGCTCCTATTGGTAAATCAGAGTGGAAAATTCCCAACGCATTTGTTAGTCGACTAGGCGGTTCTACATTTGTCATGGACGATGGCGATGACAAATGGTTGCGTAAAACCACAGCAACAGAAGGACCGCCAGAGTATGCTAATCTAGAAGATGGCGAGACAGACGGCCAACCAGACTTGCCACACAATGAACTTATTCGTTTGCGCACAAGAACCGGCCATCAAATTTTATTACACAATACTGAAGATTTAATTTATATAGGAAATGCTAGAGGAACTAGTTGGATTGAATTAAGCAGTGATGGTAAAATAGATATCTATGCTGAAGATAGTATCAGTGTGCATACAAAACAAGATATGAACTTTTATGCTGACAGAGATATTAATATGGAAGCCGGACGTAATATTAATTTAAAAGCTACTGATGCCGCTGGATTAGGCGATACAACTTCAAGTGGAAGAATTCAAATAGAAGCAGTTGGAGATTTTATTAGAATTGTAAACGGAGATTTTAAAACTCAAACAGATGGTAATCGAGACGATACTATTGCTGGTACACTTATACAATCGTTTGAATCTACATGGGATGTTACAACTGGAGATGCTGTTAATATAACAACTGGTGGCGATCTTAATCTTGATGTAACTGGAGCAAGTGTAGTATCTAGTTCTGGAGACTTCACTATTAAAGCGGCAAATACTGCTATAGATGGCGGCAACATTAATTTTAATTCAGGAATTGCCGGAGATGCAGGGACAGCAACAGCCGCAACCCCACCAGAACCATTACCTACTTTTGCAAACCCAGACGAAGCAGACGGAACACTACCGGAAAGTATCATGTTGCGCATACCAACACACGAACCGTGGCCACATCATGAGAATTTAGATCCGTTAAACTTTAAACCAGACATGACTGATAGAGAAGCAGGTAGTGCAATAGCAACACCAGATTTATATAAAACGTACTCTACACCGTTAGATACATTTGACCGCCAAGCACCGCCTGGAGATGAGGAGCAATAATGACAACAATTTATAATAAAACAACCATACCTGCAAAACCGCTAGCTACTGAAAACGCATCTCAGAAATATAGAGGTTTTAGTACAGTTAATACAACTTCAGAAAATTTTGTTCTTTATGATTTTGAATTAATTAAACAAGATTTGCTTAATCACTTTCATATAAGACAAGGTGAGCGTTTAATGCAACCTCGTTTTGGAACCATTATCTGGGACTTGTTATTTGAACCATTAACTGAGCAAATTAAAAGTCTTATAGTACAAAACGTTAATGAAATTCTTAACCACGATCCGCGAATCCAAGCAGGAAATGTGTTAGTAACGCCGTACGATACAGGTTTACAAATACAATGTACATTAAAGTATCTCCCTTACAATATCCAACAGAGCTTGCAGTTGAAGTTTGATCAAGCTAATGGATTACTGACTGCATGATAATGTATGCATATAATTTTAATCAATAAATACTGATACTAGGAAATATTATGAGCTCAACAGATAGACAAAACAACCTGTTAGTTTCTGAAGATTGGAAGAAAATTTACCAATCTTTTAAAAACGCAGACTTTCAAAGCTACGACTTTGATAATTTGCGCCGAACAATGATTGACTATATCCGCACAAATTTCCCAGAAGATTTTAATGATTATATTGAAAGTTCAGAATACCTAGCACTTATTGATTTAATTGCTTATATTGGTCAGAGTATTGCGTTCCGTGTTGACTTAAATGCTCGTGAAAACTTCCTAGAGCTGGCAGAACGCCGTGATAGCGTATTGCGTCTAGCAAGATTAGTTAGTTATAATGCTGATAGAAATACTGCCGGAACAGGTCTTTTAAAATTTACAACCATCAGCACTACTGAAAGCATCATTGATAGCAATGGAAGAAACCTAGCAGGACAATACATTACTTGGAATGATCCAAGCAATGCAACCTGGTACGATCAGTTTATTAAAGTGATAAATGCCGCTCTACCGTCAACCCAACAATTTGGAAATCCTAGCGATTCTGCTGAAATTTACGGAGTACCAACAAGTCAATATAGATTTAATGGTGTAGGAAGTGCGCTTCCTGTTTATGCGTTTTCTAAAACAGTTGCTGGTCGTTTGATGAATTTTGAAATTACTAGTACAACATTTAAAAATAAAACGTTTATCTACGAAGAATCACCAAAAGTTGGAAATAGCCCTGCATGTATTTTTAAAGATGACGGCTACGGCTCTGGTTCTGCCGGCACAGGATTTTTCTTTAACTTTACACAAGGTAGTTTAAATCAAGGAACATTTGTAATTAATCAACCTAGTAAGAATCAGTCAATTAACGTTGACACACAAAATATTAATAATACAGATGTGTGGTTATACAGTTTAGATCAAAACGGAAATGAATCAGAACTATGGACACAAGTTCCAAGTACTACGGGTAATAATGTTATCTATAATAGTTTAAGCAGTAAAATTAAAAACATTTATAGTGTAGCGACTCGTGCAGGCGATTCAATAGCTTTACAATTTAGTGACGGTATATTTGGAAATTTGCCTGTTGGAAACTTTAGAGTTTATTACAGATCTAGTAATAACTTAACTTATACAATTAACCCAACAGATATACGAAATGTTAGTGTTAACATTCCTTATGTTTCTGTGCAGGGTAAAAATGAAACACTGTCAATTAATTTAAGTCTTACTACTTCTTCGTCTAATTCGGCTATAACTGAAACTAATGCTAGTATTAAAGCTAATGCTCCTCAAACATATTATACACAAAATAGAATGATTACCGGCGAGGACTATAATGTTAGTCCGTTGTCTGCATCTACGCAAGTTGCAAAAGTTAAAGCTGTTAACAGAACGAGTAGCGGTATTAGCAGATACTTTGATTTAACAGACCCAACTGGCAAATACAGCAGTACAAATTTATTTGCAGACGATGGCGTAATATACAAAGAAAATTATTCTTATTCGTCTAATTTTAATTACTTAACTCAAACAGATATTGAAGGAATTATCTACGGAGATATCTATAAAATTTTAAACACTACGGATTTAAGAAATTTTTATTATAGTAATTTTATAAATTATCTTACAGTAAGTTTAGAAATCATATGGTACAATGTAACTACAGATAGCAATAGTTCAAGCGGCTATATTGGTGCTAGTAATAATTCTACACCGTATAAAGTTGGCTCTTATTCAGCAACTGACTTGAGATTTTTAACACCTGGCGCACTAGTTAAGTTTGTAGTACCTGATCCTGCAACACAATACTTTGATACACTTGATAACAATATTATTAAAACTGGAAATATAAACAGCAAAGGTGCTAAGTCGTATGTATGGGTTGAAATTATTTCAGTAGCAGACGATGGTACTGCTTCTGGAACCGGTATCCTATCAACAGGACTTGGACCAATCACAATTAATGAAACATTTGATACTACAAATGGTGTATACCCTGTAATTGGACAATTAATTCCAAAATTTACTAGAACTATTGATTCTACAGTAAGATCTACAATGATTGATTTAATATTTTCAAATCAACCATTTGGGTTAAGATACGATGCAGGAACACAATCTTGGAAAATTATATTTGAATCTAATTTGAATACAACCAGTGCATTTACACTAGGCAACCAAGGCGATGCTACTAACTCACAAAAAGATTCTAGCTGGTTAATTTTGTTTACGACAAATAATCAGTACTATACTACCACATCAAGATATTTAAGATATGTTTTTGAAAGCGATAAACAACTTAATTTTTATGTTGATGCTGACACAAAAATTTATGATGTTGTTTCAAGCTCTGTAATTAAAGACGAAATAAAAATTTTAAACATCAATACATTGCCTTCAGATACAAAATCGTTTACAACTGATTCGTCTTGGGACATTGTGTCTCCTTATACTGGTTTAGACGGGTATATTGATTCTAAAAAAATAGTAGTATCTTTTGCAGATTCCGATAATAACGGGGTTGTGGACAATCCGCAATTATTTTTAGATGTTGTGTACCCTGGTTCAGATATATCAGCAACACCAACATATATTGTTCTTAAAAAATATTTAATTAGTCAAGGGCAAGAAGATTACAAATACGTAACTAATAATCCTGCAACAGGTCCTGTAATTATTCTAGCTACACAAAGCTCAGTAGGGTCTTTAACACAATATACAGACGGACAATATTTTTATTTTAAAGATACTAATATTGTTAAAAAATTATATCTAAGTACTGGAGAATTAAATCCAACTCTTGATTATAAAGTTTATATTGGTAGAGATAATTTAAGATTCCAATATGTACATAGTGCCGACTATGACAGTAGAATTGATCCAGGTGCAAGCAATATAATAGATGTTTATGTGTTGACATCTAGCTATGACACTAAATTTAGACAGTGGTTGCACGGTGCAAATATTTCAAAACCATTGCCACCAAGCTCTAACGAGTTGGACAGTTTATTAGGCCCTAACCTAAATTTAATTAAATCAGTATCTGATGAAATCATTTATCATCCAATAAATTATAAATTATTATTTGGAAGTGCCGCTGAATCAAGTCTACAAGCTACATTTAATGTAATTAAGAATGTTGATTCAACAGTTTCTAATTCAGATATTATTTCAAGAATATTAACAGCAATTAATCAGTTCTTTGCTTTGGATAATTGGAATTTTGGTGATACATTTTATTTTACAGAGTTATCAACGTATGTAATGAGTCAGCTATCGCCTGACATTACAAATTTTGTTATTGTTCCAAAACAAGAAAATCAATACTTTGGTAGTTTGTTTGAAATTCAATGTCCTAGCGACCAGATATTTTTAAGTTGCTGTACCTCTAACGATATAGTAATTGTATCAGGATTTACATCAGGCAACCTTAAAACTGTTACAGGAAATGCTTTAACATCTGTCACATCTTCACAAAATATTACTAGTGCAACTAATGGAGTAAACAATGGTTAAAAAAACCAACCCAGTCGGAAAAACAGGTCTTAGTGCAAATTTATTACCTGGGTTTTATCAAACTCCAGCAAATAAAAAGTTTTTACAAGCCACGATTGACCAGTTATTTCAGCCAGGTACAGTAGATAAGATCAACGGCTATATTGGTCGGTCAAATTCTAAAGCATCTGTTGCATCGGATATATTTGTTGCCTCACAAGAAAAATCTAGACAAGATTATCAATTAGAACCGGGCATAACAATTAAAGACTCGCTTGATAATATTATATTTTTTAAAGATTACCAAGATTATATTAATCAATTAAATGTGTTTGGAGCCAACACAACTAACCATGCACGTATTAACAGTCAAGAATTTTATTCTTGGGATCCACATATTGATTGGGATAAATTTGTTAACTTTCAAAATTACTACTGGTTACCGTACGGCCCAGACTCGATAGAAATCTTTGGTCAAAAACAAGAAGTTACTAGTACATATACTGTGGAACTACAAGAAATTGGAGCAGACTATCAATATGTGTTTACTCCTGATGGATTAACACGAGATCCGTTAATAACTCTATACAGAGGACAAACATACAAGTTTGAAATCAATAGCCCTGCACATCCGTTTTCAATTAAGTTAGAACGTAGTGTGGGAAAATATAACAGATATATTAATAACGGCATTGATAAACACGCTGTTGAAATTGGAACCATAACTTTTAAAGTTCCATTAGATTCTCCAAGTATTCTGTACTATCAAAGTGAAGCTGACATAAATGTTGGCGGCGTATTCCAAATTCAAGATATTGATGAGAATACTTATATCAACGTTGAAAACGATGTTCTAGGTAAAAAAACTTACTTTGTAAATGAAACAATTCCGTTAAGCAACGGAATGAAAGTTCGTTTTGGCGGCCGAGTAGAACCTGAGCAATATGCAACAGGACAGTTTTATGTCGAGGGCGTAGGTTCTGCTATAAAATTAATTCCTGAAAGTATATTAGAAATTATAGGACCATATACCGTATCCGAAGCAATTAAATTTGATGCAACTCCGTTTGATAACGGTCCGTTCAGTGACGCTACTGGTTATGCCAGTGTATCAGATTATGTTGTAATCAATAGAGCAAGCAGAGATAGAAATCCGTGGTCTCGTTATAATAGATGGTTCCACAAAGATGTTATTTCATTAACAGCATCGTACAATAAAACTGTTGCAGATATCGATCAGATAGCTCGTGCCACTAGGCCTGTTATTGAATTTCAAGCAGATTTAAAATTATTTAATTTTGGAACAATTGCAGGTCCTGATGTTAATCTAATTGATACATTTACCACTGATATCTTTTCAACAATTGAAGGGTCAGCGGGATATAGTGTAGACGGTGTTGCACTATCTCAAGGTCAAACAATATTGTTTACCGCAGATGCTGATCCCTTAGTAAACAATAAAATTTATCGTGTTGATTTTTTACAATTACAGCATCTTGCTGACAGTACTAAACAAATACATCTAGTAGAAATTTCAGAACCAATTGCACATCAAACAGTGCTAGTTAAAAATGGTATTAAGAATCAAAGTTTATCTTATTGGTTTAACGGTTCAACTTGGAAAAAATCTCAGCAAAAAACCAATACTAATCAAAATCCTCAATTTGATGTTTACGATAAAGACGGTATAAGTTTTGGAAATACATCAGTTTATTACGGATCGACTTTTACAGGAACATCGTTATTCTCTTATAAGAAAGGCACAGGAATTTCAGACAACGTTTTAGGATTTCCGTTATCTTATAAAAATGTAAGTAATATTGGTGACATTGTTTTTAACTTTGATTTAGTATCAGATAGCTTTGAATATAAACAAGATTTATCTGTTATTTCTAAAAAAATAGATGTTGGCTATTTGCTAACACATAGTTATTCTGGTGAATATGTTTTTGTCAACGGTTGGAAGACTAGTACTGCTAGTAATGTGCAAGCCGCCGTTAGAATATATAAAAATTCTAATAAAACAAATAATTTTGAAATTGATATTTTTGATAATATTGATAGTCTTAGCGATCTAGTAATTAAAGTTTATGTAAATGGAAAACGTTTATCACCAACACTATGGTCTGTTGTTGATACACCTGTTTATAAAAAAGTTGTATTAATCTCGGATATAACTACAGACGATATTTTAACTATCAAAGCATATACTACACAGTCAGTTAACTCAAACGGTTTTTATGAACTACCAGTTAATTTGCAAAATAATCCGTTAAATGACGAGATTGGAAATTTTACTTTAGGTGAAGTTTTAGATCATGTAAATTCTATCGTAGACAATTTAACTACTTTTACGGGAATATTTCCTGGTGCTGGTAACCTGCGAGATTTGGGAGATGTAACACCGTACGGAACAAAATTTGTACAACATAGTGGCCCGCTAAGTTTAAGCCTATACCATATTACTTCAGAAGATAATAACGTAATTAAAGCAGTTGACCAAGCAAGAGATGATTACAATTCGTTTAAACGAGCATTTATTGATACTGCTAGCAATATAGGTATTGACGGAGATCCGGTTGTTCTTGTAGATTTAATTTTAGAAAAACTTAATAGAAACAAACCAAACACTAGTCCTTATTATTTTAGTGATATGGTTCCGTACGGAGCAAGTTTAAAAACAGAGTTTGTGGTTGAAGATTACAGAATATTAACATATCCATTAACTACTGCATTTAGTTTATCCGTGTTATCAAACAAAGCTGTAGGAGTTTATTTAAATGGCGTACAATTAATTTATGAAAAAGATTATACGTTTGATAGTCAGGGATTTATTTTACTAACACCGCAAGTAGTTGTTGCAAACGGTGACATTATTACTACTTACGAATACGAAAATACTGACGGATCTTTTATACCTGAGACTCCAAGTAAGTTAGGTATATGGCCAAAATACGAACCTAAGATTTTCTTAGATACGACATTTGCATCTCCAAGGTTGATGATACAAGGCCACGATGGAAGTTTAATTTTATCATACGGCGACTATAGAGACAATATAATTTTAGAATTAGAAAAAAGAATTTTTAATAATATTAAAGTTGAATACGATGTAACTATCTACGATGTAAATGATGTAATTCCTAGTTATAATAGAACCAATGCTTATAGTAGAGAAGAATTTAATAATGTTCTTTCTTCTAATTTTTATAAGTGGGCAAAATTAGTTGGAAACGATTATGCAAAGCCTCTTACTAAAGACTACAACTATACTAGATTTTCTGCTCCTAATGATACTGGATTACCAGGATATTGGCGTGGTGTATATCGATGGTTGTTAGACACTGACAGACCAAATATTTGCCCGTGGGAAATGTTAGGATTTAGTTTAGAACCATCTTGGTGGCAATCTCTATACGGTCCAGCACCGTATACAAGTGATAACAAAGTTATGTGGCAAGACGTTTCTGATGGTTTAATTCGCGAGCCTGGCAGACCTGCAATTAAATCGTCAAAATATGCTAAACCTTTTTTAATTAATCATATACCAGTAGATGAATTTGGAAATATAGTTAGCCCAATGCAGTCAGGTCTTGCTCGTGGTGTTCCTACTAATTCTTCTTATGCTGATTATGTATTTGGAGATGTTGGCCCGGTTGAATCAGCATGGAGACGTAGTAGTCATTATCCTTTTAGCATTATGTCAACACTGATGCTATTGGCTCCGTCAAAAACATTTGGAATACTGTTAGACCGATCTCGCACATCTCGAAATGTTGCAGGACAACTTGTTTATACTGATACTCAACTACGAATTCGTCCACAGGATATTGCCTTACCAAGTACTTATGAAACAACTACCCGTGTACAAACTTCTGGTTTAGTTAATTATCTTGTCCAGTCTATATTAAGTTATGTTTTTAACAACAATTTAAAAGCATACGATTTATACAAAACTTCATTGACTACACTAAATGTACAACTTAGTTATAGAGTAGGTGCGTTTACTAATAAAGATCAATTTAAATTATTATTAGATAGTAAAACTCCTTCTAGCACAGGTAACGTTTTTATCCCAGCAGAAGATTATGATGTTGTTTTAAATAAATCTAATCCTATTAAAAAGTTGTCATATAGTGGTGTGATTATCACTAAATTGCAAACAGGATATCAAATCAACGGATATAGTCAAACAACTCCGTATTTTAATACATACACATATTTGCAATCAGGTAGTAAAATTAATATAGGTGGAATTTCAGAAGGATTTACAGTTTGGACTCCAGGCCAACAATATGCAGTTGGTTCTATTGTAAAATATAACGGAGCATTTTATCAATCAAAATTATTAACTAAAACTGGGCCTACTTTTAATCCAGATCAATTTACTAAATTAACCGCATTGCCTATCAATGGCGGAGCAGATGCAATACTTCGAAAATTATGGGATAGAACTGATGTACTAATAGTACCGTATGGCAAGGTATTGGGGTCAGTACAAGAAGTTGTTGACTTTTTAACAGGTTACGGTGAGTGGTTAAAAGATCAAGGATTTACATTTAATGAGTTTAATACAAATTTAGGATTAGTTTCTAATTGGGAAACTAGTGCTAAAGAATTCATGTTCTGGTCTACACAAAATTGGAGCTCTGGACAAGACAAATGGTCCGAGTGGGTACCAGGCAAAGAATATAGTTACGGAACAATAGTAAGATACAATGGCGATTATTATAGCGCCGCAAGAAATATTCCAACTCTGCCAATTTTTGATTTTGATGATTATGTTAAACTTGAAAGTTTAAATAATTATGGAAGTAGTGTTATTAGTCTAAGCCCAGCCGCTGGAGAAATTTCGTTTACTACTGATTTATCAGTAGTAGAAGATATTGATAATCGCTTTAACTCGTACGAAATGTTTAAAGTTGACGGAACAACATTACCATCAGCTGATTTAAATTCTTACAGATCAGATAATTTAATTTCATATAGTCCTAAGACCGCAGACGGCATTTTTTGTGCAAGTTTTTATCTAGTACAATACGAACACGTTGTTATTATTAATAATACTACTATTTTTAATGATGTTATTTACAATCCAGCTAGCGGATACAGACAAGAAAGAATTAAAGTTTCTGGTTATGTTACTAATAACTGGAATGGTAGCTTAGATGTTCCAGGATTTATTTTCGACCAAGCTAATATTCAAAGTTGGCAACAATGGCAAGATTATAATCTTGGAGACATTGTAGTCTACCAAAGTTTTTATTATAGTGCAAATTCTAAATTAGGCGGCACAACAGATTTTAATAGAACTGATTGGACACAATTGTCAAAGAAACCAGAGCAAAAGATTTTGCCTAACTGGACTAATTCTGCAACACAGTTTGAAGATTTTTATAGTTTAGATTCTGACAGTTTTGATTTACAACATCAGAAAGTAGGCCAACACATAATTGGTTATCAGAAGAGAGAATACCTGAGTAATATTATCCAAGATGATGTTAGTGAATTTAAATTTTATCAAGGAATGATTAGAGAAAAGGGAACACAAAATGTTCTTAATAAATTATTTGATGTATTAAGCTCTGATAATAAAGAAAGTTTAAAGTTTTATGAAGAGTGGGCAATTCGCGTAGGACAATACGGTGCTAGTACTGCCTTTCAACAAATTGAATTTATTCTAGATGAAACAAGTATCAGAAGTAATCCTCAGCAATATGTATTAGTAAATGAAAAAGATAAAGATCTTAATTCATTTTTAATACAAGTATCTCCTGGAGATATTTATTTAAAACCTGACAACTACGATTCGACGCCATGGCCTGATACGTTAACTTACAAGCCGTTGTTAAGAAGTGCAGGATATGTGAATTCAGGAGATGTGGCACTTAGTTTAAAGTCAATAGAAGATATTGTAACTTACAGTCCATCCAACTTTTCTAATGGTGATTATGTTTGGTGCTCGTTTGAAAAGAATTCTTGGAATGTCTATAGAATTTCTGATATTAATTTTATTGTTAACAGTGTAACATATGATGCTCCTAGTAAAAAACTAACTATTCAGCTTAATGATTTTGTAAATTTTAAAGCAGGTTCATATATTGGAATTACACAAACAACTAAAATTAACGGATTTTATAAAATAGAATCTGTAGAATTAAATTCTTTTGTTGTAACAACAACTATTACAGGCTGGCAAAATCCGTTTACTGAGTTAAATTCTATAAAGATTTCAGCATTAACAACTCAAAGATTGCCTTCATTGGATCTATTGGATACAACGCTACCACCTAAATTAAAATTAGATGAGTTAATATGGGTTGACAACAATGGATCTAACAAATGGTCTTCTTGGAAATACAATCCAATTTATAGTCAAACAGCATTAACTGATCAGTATCCTAAGGTAAGATCAAATTATGGTAGAACTCTAGCAGTTACGAAACAAGGTGATATTGCGGCATTAAGTACAACTGACGGCCGAATAACAACGTATATCAAACCTGGAGTTATACCGGCATGGGCCAAACAACAATTAATTCAAAGCCCGCAGATATCTGCTAATATTAGTACAGGTTTTCAGTATGGTGTTATTGCCGCATTAGATGTAATAAAAATAGAATCTACATTAGTACTAACCAGTACAGGATCGGGTTATTCACCTACAATTGGAACAGAGTTGTATGCTTCTGTTCCATTAACAGGCGGAACGGGGTCAGGAGCAGTTGCTAATATTACTGTTAAGAACGGATCGGTGTTTAGTGTAACTTTAGTATCTGTAAGCAATCAATATGTATCGGGCGAAGTGTTATCAGCCGCGTCGATTAATATTGGTGGTATAGGTTCAAATTTTGCTGCCACCATTGTAAATACTGCAGGTTCAGGATATACTCCGACTACAAGTACATCAACATATAGTGATGTTCTGTTAACAGGTGGAAGTGGTACAGGTGCTACTGCTGATATTACTGTTAAGAATGGAAAAATTGTTAACGTTATTTTAAATCAACCTGGTTTAGGATATCAACCTGCAAATAGTCTATCAGTCAATCCAGCAGATGTTGGCGGAACAGGTACAGGGTTTTCAATTCCAGTATTAAGCATAAATTTAAATCTTACAAGTGTACACTCGACAGTTATTGCATTTTCAAATGATAAAATATGGATGGCAGTTGGATCTCCTAACGCTAGTTACGCCGCAACAAAATTTATTGGAAATTATGTCCAAGGTATTGCATACTCAGCAGAAAGTATTGTTTATAGTAATTCAAAGTATTATCAAGTTGATAATGCACTACAAGCTGTTTACAATGCTGTATCAGGAACAACCTTGACTGTTGGCCAAGGCGCCCGATTTACAATTGTTGTAACTGGTTCAACATACTCAGTTAAAGTAATATCTGGAGGTGCTGGATATAAAGTAGGTAACAAATTAAAAATACTTGGAACTGCGGTAGGCGGAGTAGATACAGTAAACGACATTATAATTACAGTTACTGGTGCTTTTGAACAATCTATTACTACAGTATCTGCAAGTGGAAGTACTCCTTCACAAAATTATTTGTCGTTACCCGCAGAAGTGATACTAGGTAATGGTGCAACATTTAATGTGGCTCCAACATTAACCGGTTATACCATTTCAAGACAAACTGGCGGTGCTGGATACTTAGCTGGCGACAAAATTAAGATATTAGGATCAAATATTGGCGGTCAGGATGTACTTCATGATTTAACTATAACTGTTGATTCTGTATCAATTACTGCTGTTAATACAGTATCGGGTTCTGGAATTTCATCTTGGAAAAAAATATCATATATTCCAGTAAATCTTGGAGGAACAAATTCATCTTTATCTGAGCAAGGTGCAGTCTCGTTATATAAAAAGGATCCTAATAACAATTATAATTTTGTAGCATCTATTATTAGTCCTCAAGAAGCCGCTGGAGAACGGTTTGGCTCTTCTTTAGTATTTGGCAACAATACTTTACTAGTAGGAGCAACGGGTTACACCAATAATCAAGGAAAAGTTTATAGATTAAATTATGTAAACACAATTGAAACAAGTTCTGCATACAACCCAGTTGGTAGTTCTAATTCTACAATAGTAGTGACATCTACTTCTGGAATTAGAGAAGGTATGTTTGTGCAAGGTACTGGGTTTTCTGGATCTCAGTATGTTGTATCAGTTATTAGTGCAACAACTTTATTATTAAGCGGAAATCCAACAAGTACCCCAACTGGTATTTTAAACTTTGTAACAACAGACTGGACTTACGATAATCAATTTGTACTAACCGGTGCAGGAGCTGGACACAACTATTCAAGTTCAATAGCAATTAGTGATGATTTTAGCAAACTATTGGTAAGTGCCTCAGGTGGAAATTCAACAGGAAAAGTCTATGTCTATAACAATACTAGCACTTTGCCGTCATTAACGCAAACTATTACAGGTACTAGTTCTACCTTTGGCCAAAGCATTAGTATTACATCCTCTGGAAATTATTTTGCAGTAAGCGATGATTTCTCCACAGTATCTACAATTAATCAAACTGGCGAGGTCGATGTTTACTCGCTACAATCTAGCGGTCAGTATACTAAGTATCAGGATATTATTCCGCACCTTCCAGAGTCTTCTGGTAGATTTGGATCAAAGTTATCGTTCATGAACGATGACAAAACTTTAGTAATTTACAGTCAAGCAGGCGATATATATTTGAATACTTCATTCGATGCTAGCGAAACAACGTTTGATAAAAATTCTACTTCTTTTAGAATACGAAATGTAGACAGCGGAAGAGTTGATGTATATGACAAGTATGATTCTAAATGGGTGTGGAGTGAAACATTACCAACTACCACAATACAAAATGACGGTTACGGTGTTGGATTTGCTGTAGGTTCTAATCAGATTTTTGTAGGAGCACCGTTTACTGATACTAACACAGTATATAATTCTGGTACTGTATATAATTATGGAAAATTATCTGACAAATACAGTTGGAGTGTTAATTCAACTCAAGTAGCCGTTCCAGATATTACAAAAATTAAATCAGCTTTCTTATACAATAAAGTTACTGGAAAGTTAATCACGTATCTTGATACAATTGATCCTTTACAAGGTAAAATTGCAGGTCCTGCTGAAGAAGAAATAAAATATAAAACATTCTATGACCCTGCAATTTATTCAACAGGAACATCTCAAGTCAATGTAGACGAGTCAAGTGCATGGGGAGAAATACAAGTAGGTACACTATGGTGGGATTTACGAACTTCTAAGTTTATTAACAGTTACGATGCTAATTTAGTCTATAGAAATAGCACATGGAATACATTAGCAACAGGCTCAACAATTGATATTTACGAATGGGTTGAGACTAATTTGTTGCCAAGCAAATGGGATGTGCAAGCAGACACACCAGCTGGTATCACTTTAGATATCAGCGGTCAATCTCTATACGGTGACGCTGTATATGCTACAAAACAAATTTATGATAAAATTAGTAAGACATTTAAAAACAAATATTATTTCTGGGTAAAAAATAAAAAAATTACTCCTAATATTATAGGAAGAAAAATCTCAGCATCCAATGTTTCTAGTTTAATTTCTAATCCTCGAGGTCAGGGTTACAGTTATCTTGCATTAACTGGATTAAATTCATTTAGTCTTACAAATGTAAAAAATTATTTAAATGATAGAGATGTTGTATTATCTGTTGAGTATTGGACTACTGGAATCACAGATCAAAATATTCACAATCAGTATAAATTGATTAGCAATGATCCTACAACTAGTATTCCAAGTACTATAGAACAAAAGTGGTTTGACAGTTTAAGTGGTACCGACAGTAAAGGATTGCTAGTTCCTGATATGTCTTTGCCTAATAAATTAAAATATGGTATTGAAAATAGACCAAGACAAGGTATGTTTGTAAACAGATTTGAAGCACTTAAACAGTTTGTTGAAACAGCAAACAGATTATTCATTGCAGAACAAATTGCAGAAAATAGCGATATTTCTGATTTAGATTCTTTTGATAAAGAACCAAATATTGTTTACGGATTATATGATACTGTATTAGATACTGATTTAGAATTAGGATATGCAAATATAACTGGTTTTATTCCACCAAGCCTAACACCAGTTATTCTTGACGGCAAAATAGTAGATGTTTTTATTACTATAAGCGGTAAAGGTTATCTAGTGGCTCCGTTTGTAAAAATTTCCGGCACAGGAGTAGGTGCTGAAATTAGAACAACAATAAACACTCTTGGTCAAATAACAGGAGTAAGTATACTATCACAAGGCGAAGGTTACGGCCACACAACTAGACTATCTGTCAGAAACTATTCTGTTTTAGTACACAGCGATTCTCAAGCATCTAATCGCTGGAGTGTATATTCTTACGATAATATCTATAAAGTCTGGTCTCGCTCACTAACACAAAGTTATGATGTGAGAAAGTATTGGAATTATGTTGATTGGTATGCAACTGGTTTTAATCAGTTTGTAAGCCCCGACTATGCAGTTAATACGTTTGTTGATTTAAATTCAATTACCACTGTAATTGGAGATATTGTTAAAATACGAGTTGCTAACACAGGTGGCTGGTTACTTTTAGAAAAATATAGTAATTCAACTAGTGTTGACTGGACTGCATCTTATCAAGTTGTTGGAATAGAAAACGGTACAATCCAACTAAGTTCAGCATTATATCAATTTACTGGTACTAACGTAGGATATGATTCTAACACATACGATGGAGATGCATTTGACGTTGTTGCTAGTGTTGAATTAAAAACTATTTTAAATGTAATTAAAAATAAAATTTTTATTAACGAATTAAAACAAAATTATTTAGATTTGTTTTTTGAAAGTATTCGATATGCATTTAGCGAACAATTATATGTTGACTGGATCTTTAAAACTAGTTTTGTAAAAGCTCAGCACAATATTGGTATGCTCGATCAGCCAGTAAATTATCCGGTTGATAATTTATCTAATTTTGAAGATTATGTAAACGAAGTAAAACCTTATAAAACTAAAATTAGAGAATATGTCAGTAACTATGATGGGTTAGATACTGCAAAATTACCTATAACTGATTTTGATTTACAACCAATTTACAATAATACTACTGGAAATATTGAATTAATTAATATTACAGTAAACAATGGTGTCATACAATCAGATAATGCGGCTATACAAAATTATCCTTGGAAATTTTGGTTAGACAATAACGGATTTAGTATTACTGAAATAGTTATTGTTGATGGCGGTTCAGGGTACATCACAGAACCAACAGTGACTATTGCTAGCCCTGTAGGATCGGGTGCTACTGCTAGAGCATTTTTTACTAATGGAAAAGTTAATAGGATTATATTGTTAACTACTGGAACAGGATATTTGCAAGCTCCTACTATTACTATTGATGGTGGATATTTAATTACTGGAAGACAAGCAAAGGCTGTTGCAATAATTGGAAATAGTGTTGTACGTTCTACTCATATTGGAATTAAATTTGACAGAACATCGCAAACAAATTATATAACACAGATTGAGCAAGTTGAAACATACACTGGTAACGGTAATACTTTACAATTTAATTTAAAATGGGCACCAGATATACGTGTTGGAAAGTCTAGTGTTACAGTGAATAGTATTCCTGTATTAAGAGAAAATTATACCTTAAAAACTATAACATCAAAAATTAAAGGATTTACTTCGTATTACGGACAAATAACATTTGCTGTAGGCTACGCACCTACTAACAATTCAACAGTTGTCATCAAGTACAATATTGATGAAACTGTACTAAATGCTCCAGACAGAATACAATATCATTATACTCCTGGAATTGGCCAGTTAGGAAAAGACTTGAGTCAATTAATGACTGGTATTGACTACGGCGGCGTTGTTGTTAATGGACTTGGTTTTAATGTGTTATCTGGTTGGGACTCATCTCCGTTTTTCCAAGATAAGTGGGATAATTTTGATCCAACATTTGATGATTTCTATGTAACAGTAGCCTCAAATACACATTCGTTTACAATGCCGTATATTCCTACAGCCGGAACAGCAATTAACATTTATCATATAAAAAATAACGTTGATACTTACACGTTAAACGGAATATCAACAGAATTTACTTATAATATTCTTGCAAATGCACCGATTGCAACAGCAGTAACTACTGTAACTACTTCTGGAATATCTGTTACATCGTTAAGCGGCAGTTATGATACTACATTAAAAGTTTCAACTACTACTGGTATAGTGATTGGCATGGCAGTGCAAGGAAATGGTTTTCCAAAAACTCGAACAGTGACAGCAATCATTGATTCTACTACAGTAATATTAAATGCGGCACCGGATAGTTCTCCATCTGGCACATTAATATTCTCATACAATTATGCTGGTAGTACTAAGTTAACAGTTAATAATACTTCAACTTTATACGTTGGAGATGTATTAGCATGTGCAACTGTATCTACCTTTACATACAATACAATAATTACTGGAATTATTAATAGCACAACTATTAGTATTGATAAGGTATTATATGCAAATATACCAAATAACACAAGTATCACGACTACACGAACTCTTGTAGAACCAAATGACGTAATTATTAATGCTAACGGAACATTATCGCTAACTAGCCCACTAACGGCTGGAGTTGTTCTTAATGTCACCGGAAAAATTAATCCAACTAGATTAGACGATGCAAACTATGGAACACTTACTCAGACTAATGAAACTGCAATTCTAACTACACCGATTGCAAACGGCACTTCCGCTACGTTTACAATTCCAAATACATTTGTAGTTGCAACAGGCGATGTGTTTATTTTACGTAAAAGCACCAGTGATGGATCTGTCGCTCCTTCAGAAAATGATTATGACACTTCTATTAAGGGTGGAGATCTTGCATATAGTACTGCTACAGGATTGGCAGCAGATGATATTTTAGTAGACGGCGACGGGTTTGTAACTCCAACCAGCAGTCCTGCTCCTGAAGAAGTTGTACCGGGTCAAGTAGTAGATTCGGTTGCTATTAAAGTATTTGATAGACCACAATCTGGTTCTTCTAATATCAAAATTAGTAATTTTATCGGCAACGGGTCAACAAAAGATTTTACTTTACCTATACATCCTAACAGTAACAAAGCAATTATTGTAAAAGTTGGAAATAACATCAAATCTCTTGATGACGACTATACTTTTGATTATAAAAATAAAATAGTTAGTTTAAAGGTAGCACCTACCACTGGACAATTAGTCACAGTCTTTAACATTGGATTTAACGGTTCAAATATTTTAGACCTTGACTATTTTGTTGGAGACGGTACAACTAACGAGTTTATAACAAAAGCTCCTTGGCAAGATTCACTGACAACATTAGTTTATATTAACGGAGAAATATATACTCCTGAATTATTTAAAACTGATAGCACTTATGAATTTGCTAATGCTGTTGGTCTGCGATTTGGAATAGTTCCTCCTGCAAATTCTTTAATTAATTTTACTATTGTTAATGGTAATCAACAAACATTTGCAGTAACTAAAACAGAAAAGATTGCAATAGACGGTGTAAGTACAACTTACCCAATGGTATTTCCAGTTGGTATCAAACTGCCAAATGAGTCAAATATGATTGTAAGAGCTGGACAAAATATTCTTCCAGCACCAAATAATAGTTATTTTAAAATTGGCAGCAATCGATTAAATTACACACTTGATTCTAAAAAGATATTACCTTATTCGGTAGCTGTTACTCAAATAAATGTTTTTGCTGATGGCATAAAATTAAATTTAGGATCCGATTACACAATAGATTTAAGTGGCATCACAATTAAAATTAATCGATCTGTATACACACTATATTCTGGAAAAGAAATAGTAGTTAGTGTAGCGTCTTCAAGCGGTTATTCGTACGACCCTATATTAAACACTATTACCTTTGGTACTGTGTATCCTTTATCAACAATTGTTGAAGTTATTAGTTCATATAATCATAATATATTAGACATTGAAAGAACTTCAGTTAGTGTTACATCTAATATTGAATTAACTCCTGGAACAATTGAGTTTTATGAGTACACTTCTATCTCTAACGGTACTATAAAATTAGATAGGTCTGTAGTTGATGACAATTATATCTGGGTCATACGAAATACAACACTATTAGTTCCTAGTATTGATTACAAATTAAATGATGATAAAGAAACAATTCAACTGGCAACTATACCTAGTTCTACAGATAAGATAACTTTGATTACTTTTAGTAGTAATGTATTAACATCTGGAATTGCATATATGCAATTTAAAGATATGTTAAACCGTGTTCATTTTAAACGACTAAGTTTAAGCAAGAGAACAACTCTTGCTCGAGATTTAAAATTAAATGATCTAACTATTGAACTTACCGATGCAACTAACTTTGATATACCTAATCCTACTTTAAATCGTCCAGGTGTAATTGAAATACGAGGCGAAAGAATTGAGTATTTTTCTAAACAAGGTAATGTATTAGGAAGACTGCGCAGAGGAACATTAGGTACAGGCGCATATTCATCGAATAAAGAAGGCACATTTGTTCAAGATATTGGCCCGTCAGAAACTGTTCCGTATATTGAAACATCGATTACTGAACAAATATTATCAGACGGTACTAATTTTATAGATTTAACGTTTACTCCAACAAAATCTATTACTACATGGACTTACGGTGCTGGATACTCAAGTACAATTCCTACAAATTTTGGACAATCTGATGACATTGAAGTATTTGTTGGAGGGTATGATTACGGAACCACTTGGACATCATCTACAAATTATACTATTGGAACTATTGTAAATGTAGGATCTTATACTTACAGATGTATAGCAAACCATGTTAGCTCAACAGTTTTTAGTACAGACTCCGCTAACTGGAAATTCTTTATTGGAAATATACGTTTGAAAAAGAGCCCGTATAAAGTACACAATGTGAATAATAGTCCTTACAGTCCTGAGGGAGATGTCCAGCTTGATGCAGATTTTGCAGTAACTGGAACAACTAATCAGATAAGATTGACTAATTTATTAAATTCAGGAACTCAGGTTACAGTTGTTAAGCGAACTGGTATTGCTTGGGATAATGCTGTTAATATACAGAACGATAACAGCAAAATTGCAGAATTTTTAAAAGCAAGCCCTGGTATTTGGTATGCTGATTACAAGAATTAATGATTAAAATAGCAGATAATGAAACTAGCTAAATATAAGATAAAGAGAGATTGATATGCAGACTAAAGACGCAACTGGAATTCATATAGAGGGTCATATTAAGATTTATGACCCAGTTTCCGCTGAAGTTTATATTGATAAACGCAACGCAATTCACTACGAGAATATTAGTATTGCCTTGGCAGAAAGTATGGCTAACAGTGGCCAGGGTTTTATCTATAAAATGGCATTTGGTAATGGTGGAACAGCAATAGATCCAACGGGTATTATCACTTATCTAACACCAAATAGTAGTGGTACAAATGCTAGTCTGTATAACGAAACTTATGCTAAAGTTGTTAATAACAACTCAAGTACAAATACTGATCCAACACGAAATTTTATTGAAAGTCGACACGTAACTGGCACCAATTATACTGACATTTTTGTTACTTGCTTGTTAGATTACGGCGAACCAGGCGGCCAAAGTGCATTTGATACTACGACTAATACCGAAAGCACTTTTGTATTTGATGAACTTGGTTTACAAAGTTATAAATCAGACGGATCAACATTGTTACTAACACATGTAATATTCCATCCTGTGTTAAAAAGTTTAAATCGTTTAATTCAGATAGATTATACAGTGCGTATACAAAGTCTAACTGGCTTAGTAGGAGTGTAATCAATGACTTATCAAGTTACCTTTACAGAATCAAATAATCCTGCAAAACAGCCATTAACAGTTCAAGATCAGAGTCTTAATAATCAAACTAGCTTAACGTTTGTAGGACGTAACTATGCAGGATACGGTTCTATCATTGCTAATGATTTTTTACATTTATTAGAAAATTTTGCAAATAGTACAGCACCCAATAATCCTGTACAGGGGCAACTGTGGTATGATACAAGTGTAAGTACACTTAAAGTATATGATGGCACAGTATGGAATAATTCTGGATCGTTGAAAAAAGCATCAAATGCTCCAGCGGTTGCTAATAGTTTGCAAGGCGATTTGTGGGTAGATACTACTAACAGTCAGTTATATTTGTTTTCAGGATCTAACTGGTTACTAGTAGGACCGCAATTTGCACAAGGATCTTTAACAGGTCCTATTGTTGAAAGTATTATAGACACTGATAATATCACACATAGCGTAATTAGCTTGTATGCATCTAAAGCAACAAATGGAACAAGTTATCCTATTTCAATTATTAGTAAAGATACATTTACACCTAAGCTATCAATTCAGGGATTTACAACAATAAATCAAGGTGTGAATTTAAGTCAAATTGATAATGCAACCTCTGGAAATTTATCAAGATTTCACGGAACAGCAACTTCTGCTGACGGATTATTAATTGGAACAAATGTAATTTCATCTGCAAATTTTTTAAGATCTGATGCAACTAGCGTTACTAATTTTCCTCTAAGTGTTCGATCAAACGGCGGCATCAGCGTTGGTAGCGATTTAAGTTTCAATATAGGAACTAGCGGAAACTCAACAGTATTTTATTCTAAAAATAGTGGTAATAGTATTAATTTTAGTTTAAACAATGGCGGAATAACACAATCAGTCATTTATTTAGATGCAACTGGTAAGGTAGGCATTGGTCCAAACAATACAGCTCCTGTTTCTGCTTTAGATGTTGCTGGTTTAATAACAATAAGTACAGGCATAGATGTTACAGGAACAACAAACTCCGTATATACTCCAACTACCGCTTGGAGTAGTGTAACTGGAAGTATTAAGACAAACGGCGGCCTAACTGTTGCTTTGAATTCTAATTTTGGCGGAACAGTTTCTGCTTATGGAAATATTTTAGTTAATAATTTAATAAGTGGTAATCCAAGTGCCGGTGCAGTATTATTACCTGGCACAGATTCTGCTGCTGGCTTGTACGATATTGGTAGTGCTACAAGAAAATTTAGAAACATATATGCTCAGAACTTTGTAGGAACCTTTAATGGTTCGTTTACTGGAGCTTTGGCAGGTAGTGTAAACGGATCAGCTGCCAAGTTATCTAGTCCAACTGCATTTAGTATGATTGGAGACGTACTTAGTAATATTGTTAGTTTTGACGGCCAGAGTGCAAATGGCACTGCGGTATTTTCAACTACGATTAGTTCAAATTTAATTACAAATAAGACCTCTGCAACTGATTCTAATCTAACAGATCAATTTTTAGTATTTAGACCAAGTGTTGGGTTATTGAGCATGACTAAGCAAACATTGCTTAATCATGTAGCTACAGTTCCAGTAGGTGTTATTATGCCATTTGCAGGAACTATTGTTCCAACAGGTTACTTATTATGTGACGGTAGTGAAGTTAGGATTTCCGTTTATCCTGCATTGTTTTCAGTAATAGGATATACTTACAAAGCGGCTTCGTTGTTAAATGGACAAAGTTCTTTTGCACTTCCTGATTTGCGCGGCCGATTCCCGCTAGGTCGTGATAATATGGATAACAATTTAACAGTTCCATATAAAGACGGTTCAGGAACTTTAGTAGATGCCGGCGGAGGCTCAGCTGATAGGGTAACAGATGTTACAGCAGATCTAGTTGGATCAGGCTCTGGCATACAACAAGTGACGCTGTCTGTATCAAACATACCAGACCACAAACATAATCTTAGTAGCGCCAGTGCTCAATATTATGCCGCTGGCATACCAAATGCAGGATCGGATCCAAATGCAATTGCAGGATTAGGCTTGCCTACATCTAGTACCGGATCAGGCTTGCCTAATAGTGGTAGCGTAATATCGACCACAACAGGACAACCAATTAGCATTATGAATCCATATGAAACTATCAATTACATTATCTTTACTGGGGTTCTATAATGAGTTATACAATATTTAAATCAGATGGTTCAGCTTTAACTAGTGTAGTAGACGGGTCTATTGATCAACTATCCACAGATTTAACATTAATAGGTAAAAATTCAACTGGTTTTGGAGTTTTCATCAATGATAATTTTGTTAAGTTACTAGAAAACTTTTCTAATTCTTCTCAACCTAACTATCCGCTTAAAGGACAGTTATGGTTTGACACAACAGAAAATCGTCTTAAAGTTTACAACGGCGCACAGTTTGTAGTTAGCGGCGGAACAATTGTGTCCCCAACTCCTCCAAGCGGAATTGCATCCGGAGATTTGTGGATTGATAGTTTACGACAACAATTATATTTTAATGATGGATTATCAACAGTACTAGCAGGCCCGCTATATACTGCTGATCAAGGTATTACTGGATTTACAGTTGAAGATATTTTAGATTCTAACGATATACAGCATACGATCGCATACTTGTTTGTTGCTCAAACACTACTAGGCATTTTTAGTAAAGATACATTTACTCCTAAAAATCCAATAGCAGGAATTTCAGGAACAATTAAAGTTGGTTTTACATCAACTTCATTATCGGGTATGGCATTTAATGTTACTACATCACAAGCACAGAGTTTAATAGCTGCCGACGGTACTTTAAAAACTACAGAATCGTTTGTATCAACTACTGCTAGTTCTCAATCTATTGGTACACTATCAATTCAAAATCTTACACCTTTGATATTGGGCCCTAATGCTAATACGGAAATAAACGTTACTTCTTCGCTATTTAAATTTAAATCAAATGCTACTAATCAAAATTTCCAAGTACAATTACTTGGAAGCGGCGGAGTACAGTATCCATTGCATATAAATGCGGCAACACAAAGTTTTGGAATCTATACAGATTTACCAACAGCTACTTTAGATGTTAATGGTAATGCACGTATTAGAGGAGATTTAACAGTTGAAGGAACAACTACCACTGTAAACTCTACTATAGTTACTATTGATGATAAGAATATTGAATTAGGGTCAGTTACTAGTCCAACTAATACAACTGCCGATGGTGGTGGCATTACCTTAAAAGGCTCTACTGACAAAACATTTAACTGGATAAATTCTACATCTTCTTGGACAAGTTCAGAACATGTAAATTTAGTAAGCGGAAAAACTTTTAAAATAAATGGGTTTGATGTAATATCAAACAACGCATTAGGAACAGGTATTATATCTGCCCCAGGTCTTACTAGTATAGGAACTTTAACATCATTACAAGTGTCAAATATTAATGTTGCTGGAAATACTATCAGTTATGTTAATGCGGTTAATCCAAACGGTAATGTTATTTTAGATCCTAAAGGAACCGGGTCGGTGGATGTTAGTAGTTCAACGATTATTAATCTAGCTACGCCAGTTAATGGTACAGATGCAACTAATAAAACTTATGTAGATGCAAAAGTTACAACAATTCCGTTGGCAATTACGTTAACTATTGGCGCGAGATCAAATACACAAATTGCCGCAGATTTTTTATCTAAAATATTCCCTAATACTGAACATTTGAATACTTCGGTAGTTAGAGTTTTTGTAACAGATGATTCTTCGATAAGACAGTTTGCCTTACAATCAGGAACATGGACCTGGCAGTCAAACCTGTAAGCAATAAATATTGAATATTAAAAGAGAGCGATATGTCATATACCATAAACAGATTTAACGGAGATCAAATAGCAATAGTGCCCGATGGTACTATTAACACAGTAACCGATATTACTTTAATTGGTAAGAATTATGCTGGCTATGGAGAAAAACAAAATGAAAATTTTGTGTTTTTATTAGACAATTTCAGTAAAACATCTCCGCCAACTAAACCGTTAGATGGGCAGTTATGGTTCAATGCAACTACTGGCGTATTGAAAATTAATGTATATGACGGTGCTAACTGGAAATCTTTAGCAGTTAACAATGTTACAACATCTACTAATCAAACAGTTCCGAGTTCAGTTACAGCTGGCGATATGTGGTATGATCAAGTTACTGATCAATTAAAAATATTTAATGGTACAAATTATACACTAGTTGGACCCGAGTCGGTGTACGGTTACGGCCGAACACAAATGCATAGTGTTAAAATTAAAGACACTGTAAACAACTACCACCCAGTGCAATTTGGATACTCAAACGGCAATATTATTTTTGCAGTAAGTAATGATGCTGATTTTAATCCAAGTGTTGCTATAACTGGATTTCCAACAATTTATCAAGGCATAACCGTTAATTCTAATATGAAATATAACGGTACTGCAACTAATGCAGACCGATTAGGAACTAACTTACCGTCTTTTTACGCACCAATTTCTAATCCTGAATTTCCTACAATTGTAAAAATTGTTGATGATGGCCTACAAATTGGATCAGTATTAAGTATTTTTAATAGTGTAACAAATATTCCTACTATTAAGAATCTTACAGGTAGTAACATGTTGTTCCAAACAACTACAGGTGGTCAAACAAATACTCCACTAACGTTGTTAAACAATAATATTTTACCTGGCACAAATTCAACTACAGATCTCGGATCTAGTGTTTTAGCATTTAAAAACTTGTATGCAGGATATGTTTATTCTACAGCACAAAAAGCAGATTCATTAAGCCTTGGTGGAACTTATGTTACTGCCACTACAGCATCGGCGTCTAATACAATTGTTGCTAGAGACGTTAATTCTGATATCAGAGCACGTAAATTTATTGGCAAAGCAGACAGTGCAATAGATGCAGATCATGCTACAGAAGCAGATCATGCGGCTTTAGCAAGTATAGCTAACGTTGCTAACTTTGTTGAATGGTATAATGTAAACGGAAAACCTACTAATTTTGTCTTCAACGACAATAATACTAATGCCTGGAATATTAACATAGTAGGTAGTAGTGTTGGCACACATACTGGGCCGGTAGTAGGCAATGTAACTGGTAACTTATCTGGAAATTCGTCAGGCCAACATTCTGGTGCGGTATTAGGTGATGTAACTGGTGATGTAACTGGTAACACTTTCGGAGTACACACTGGAAACGTAAACGGCAATGTAACTGGCAATACTGCCGGAACACATACTGGGCCTGTAGTAGGCAATGTAACTGGTAACGTAACTGGTAATACTACAGGATTTCATACAGGCAATGTTGGTGGTAATGTAACTGGTAATGTAACTGGTAATGTAACTGGTACAATCCATACAGCAACAAATTATTTTGCAGGAAATTTATTAGGCAATGTAACTGGTAACGTAACTGGTAATACTACAGGATTTCATACAGGCAATGTTGGTGGTAATGTAACTGGTAATGTAACTGGTAATGTAACTGGTAATGTAACTGGTAACTCTGCCGGAACACATACTGGTCCTGTAGTAGGTAATGTAACTGGCAACACTGCCGGAACACATACTGGTCCTGTAGTAGGCAATGTAACCGGAGATTTAACCGGATCAGTTTATGCCCAAGGTGGCAGAATCTTTTTATCTAATGGTACTGCATCTAGTCCAAGTATTGCTTTCTACAACGATGGCGCAATTGATACTGGATTCTATTGGGGCGGTGATGGCTATATTAACATATCTAATAATGGACAATATTCTGGACAATTCCGTCCAGGAGGCGGACTGGCATTAACTGGCACAATAACTGCTCCTACTTTTACTGGCAATTTAACTGGTAATGCTTCGGGATCGTCTGCCTACATAACAAATAGCGGTACTATTTCAGCAGAAACAAACGGCACAGCTGAACCTAGTCAAGCATTAACTTTACGTAGTGTTTATAACAACGGGTATCCTACAACTTACGGTAATTTGATTACATTAGGCGGTGGTGGTGGTGGCGAACTTTTAATTGGTTGGAGTGGCTCAACAGGATCACATGCTGATAATTATATCCGCAGTCGTAGGGATGTTGGAAATACATGGAGCCCGTGGGCAAAAATACTTACTGATACAAACTTTGGTTCAACATTGGCTACAGTTGCATCAACTGGCAGTTATAATGATTTATCAAATAAACCAACAATTCCTGCTCCTACAGCAAGTCCTCGAGCACAATTACAAAACATTGTGAAAACTATTGTTGGTACAATTGACATGAATCTAAGTTCAAGTTCAGGTAGCGGATATACATCGGGATATGTTGGGGCTGCGGTAGGTGGTGGCTGGAGTAGTTCAACATCTTATAACAGAACTAGTGCAACAACTTATGTAGGAGGCGCTACTGGATCAGTGATACTTGTTGTGGACCTTGGTGGATTTTTAGGATTAAGTAATGATCCTGCTGATTTAACGTGGAAAGGTAATTACGATCTTAATATTGGCGCAAGTCTTACTAGAATTACTGATAATCGAATTGTATATTACAATATGGGACAACAAACTTGGTCGGTGGCTGTAACACCGTACACTGCTGATAGCAATAGTCCATATTGGGGAAGATTTAATATAACACTAACTATTGGATCAGGCGACCACTGGTACCATGGAACAAACATCCAAGCAGGTTGGATT